AATTGGGAACAATGGAAAAAAGGAAGTAAGCTTAATACTATCGAAGTTCAGAGACTTTTAGAACGTTTTGATAAAAAATTTAAAGAAACTGAGGATAAATTATTTGAGCTCTCTGATTTAAAGACAAAATATAAATTAAATTCACAACTACAGTGGTACGACGCTTTTACAGCTGTGGCACCACATACCAAAACCTATATTCGAGCTATGAGAAGTAATGGAGAAGATCTTCGTCTTAAACCAAGAATTAAAATTCTTACTCTTCATGGCTCGAAAGGAGGAGAAGCTACGAACGTAGTGATTCTTCAAGATCAAACCCGCAACACTATAAAAGGAGCAACGAAAACTGCCATGAAACGAGATGAAGAACAAAGAGTCTGGTACGTCGGTCTTACCCGATGCAGCAAGAATTTATTTTTAATAAGATGTAAAGATCGAAGTAAGGAGTTCAAAATATGAAAGTATACAAAAAACAAATTGGAGGATCTCACTATAAAGATATGAAAATCCAACCGGCTCAATTTATAAACGAAAATAATTTGCCTTTTGCAGAAGGGAATGCTATTAAATATATCTGTCGACATCAACATAAAGGAGAAGTTCAAGATCTAGAAAAAGCAAAACATTATATAGATATGATTATTGAAAGAGATTATGGCGATCACACTCAACCTTTACCTCACGGTTTTACTTTAACCCCATCTAAAGATCCTGACATGACTCCCATGACCGAAGAAGAAGAATATCGTAATGCAGGCATTACAAAAGAAGAGGCACAAAAGAAATGATGCAGTTCCCATTATTCCAAGCTCAAACAGAATGGGTCAAACCAGAAAAATTTCCTGATTTAACCAACCGTCAAGAAGTTGCTATTGATTTAGAAACTTCAGATCCAGATTTAAAAACAAGAGGATCAGGATCCATTATTGGAAATGGAAAAGTCGTAGGCATCTCTGTCGCAACAGAAGGCTATCAAGGTTACTTTCCTTTTGATCATGAAGGCGGGGGCAACCTTCAAAAAAAGAAGGTAATTCAATGGTTTAGCGATCTTTGTAAATCTTCCTCTCTTAAAATTTTTCACAATGCCATGTACGATGTTTGTTGGATTCGTGCCATGGGAATAGAAATTAAAGGAGATGTCGTTGATACCATGATTGCAGCGTCTTTAATTAATGAAAATAGAATGCGTTATGACTTAAATAGTTTAGGTCGAGAGTATATTGGATATGGAAAAAATGAAGCCGCTTTAATTAACGGTGCCAAAGAATGGGGAGTCGATCCTAAAGCCGAAATGTGGAAACTTCCTGCGATGTACGTTGGAGAGTACGCCGAACGAGACGCTGAAGTTACCTATCAGTTATGGAAAAAATTAAAACAAGAATTAAGCAACCAGGATCTAGAGTCTATTTTTGAACTTGAATCAGATTTATTTCCCTGTTTAGTCGATATGAAATTTAAAGGCGTCCGAGTAGACGTTGAAAAAGCTCACGTGTTGAAAAAAAAATTACTTGCAGAAGAAAAAGCATTGCTGCAAGAAATAAAAAAAGAAACCCAAATAGATGCCCAAATATGGGCAGCACGATCAATTGCCAAAGTTTTTGAAAAATTAAATTTACCCTTTGATAGAACTGAAAAAACACAAGCACCTTCCTTTACTAAAAACTTTCTTTCTTCTCATAATCATCCTTTAGTTAAGAAGATAGCAAAAGCAAGAGAGATAAACAAGGCACACACAACTTTTATAGATACTATTATTAAACATGAACACAAAGGTAGAATTCACGCAGATATTAATCAAATAAGATCTGATCAAGGAGGCACCGTTACCGGCAGATTTTCTTATTCTAATCCAAATTTACAACAGATTCCCGCACGTAATAAAGACCTTGGGCCAATGATTCGATCCCTATTCATCCCCGAGGATGGTTGTGTGTGGGGATGCTTTGATTACAATCAACAAGAACCTAGACTGGTTGTACATTATGCATCTCTTCAGCAGTTGCCTTCGGCCTTCACCGTTGTGGACGCTTATAAAGAAGGCAACGCTGACTTCCATGGCATTGTAGCTGACATGGCACAAATTCCTAGAACACAAGCTAAGACAATTAATTTAGGATTGTTTTATGGAATGGGTAAAGCAAAACTTCAAGCTGAACTCGGAGTTAGTAAAGAAAAAGCTGAAAATCTTTTTGCAACATATCATTCAAAAGTTCCGTTCGTTAAACAACTAATGAACTCTGTTTCTCAGCGTGCCCAACAACGAGGACAAATCAGAACTTTATTAGGAAGACTTTGTCGGTTTCATTTATGGGAACCAAATTATTTTGGAATACACAAAGCTCTTCCTCATGAACAAGCTATACTTGAACACGGGCCTGGTATAAAAAGAGCCTTTACTTACAAATCTTTAAATAAATTAATCCAAGGATCTGCAGCAGATATGACTAAAAAATGTATGCTGGAACTATACAAAGAAGGAATTATCCCTCATATTCAGATTCATGATGAACTAGACATTTCTGTAGAAAATGATAAACAGGCTAAACGCATTATTCAAATAATGGAATCAGCAGTTGAACTTGCAATACCTAATAAGGTAGACTACGAAGCAGGGAATAACTGGGGTGAAATACATTAGGAGGAAACATGGAAAAAGTGAAACAACTTTGGACATTAGCAAAAGCTAATCCAAAAATATCTGTCGCTGTTGTGGTAGTAATTGTTGCCATTTATTTTTTAGCAAACTAAGGGTTTTATGTTGAATGGCTTATCTGAACGCAAACATACCTGCGACGTATGCGCAGGTAAGGAGAGAATATCTCTATGACCTTAAAGAACATCATGGAGAAGTGGAAGACTGCTTACTTTTTGGGATTGCATCGATTACAGGGCGTCCGGTCCTCTTTCACGCAATTATGGAAAATGGAGCTGTATTCTACCGTTTGCCAATCTCTGCGTTCATACAAAGAGGTTATAAGTCAGAAGAGGTTCCTCGGCTGCGACTTGACGAGTTGGAGTTATGGAATTGCTTTAGTTACTATCCTAGCATTACTTCTTTTGATGTCTTGGACGGTCAGTCCGGTAAATTCATAGGTAAAGATAAAAAGTGGCGCTCAGGCGCATACCTTTTTACGGTTGACTGGGCTCATCCAGAGAGTAATATAGTTGATACGGACCATTCAGAAATCCCGCAGGAGCATAAATGCGCCCACATAATGGCCTTGGATGATGGTAATTATGCGGCTCAGCCTAATAATCGAATCATATGGAGTATTCCTTCTTTTACGGTAAAAGATGAAATTCCCTTTGATTGGAAGGTACAAACTAGTGAGTGGAACGTAGAAGATAGCAGTAAATGGAAAACAGAAGATACTGATAAGTACTTTTATGATATAGAGGAGATTAAAAATGACAAAGTGTAAAAATTGTTTATGTGATTGTCACTGCAATGTAGGAGAACATTCAGATGCTAATGGAGTATGCGCATGTGAAAAATGTAATTGTAATCCACAGGGAATTACAGTAAATAATGACGAGTGTTTATCATGTCAATAGAAGAAAAACAAACTTGCAATATGCATACCACAGAAAAAGAAAAATCAGGTACATGTTGTCAAATAAAAGAAAACGAAGAAGAAAAAACAGAGGAGCCAAATGAATAAATTATATTTAGTGCTCGCATTATTATTTGCATTAAGCGCCTGCTCGGTAGGCAAAAAATGTACCTATACTCAGGATGGAACTAAGATTTCATCTTATGTATGGTTTTATAGTGGTGATAAGCCAATTGATTTAGATAAAAATAATTGCAACTAAAACTAAAGATTCCCATTATTATTTTTACAGTATGCTATCTTCTAGCAAGCTGTTTTGCTAGAACTATGAACCATGTTCAAGAAAAGAAATTACATCGCGCAACTCCTGCAATTCAACTTATTTCGTCAACGGATTAAACCTAATAAGAAAAAATTTAATAGAAAGAAACTGAAAGCCTTGAAACAATTTAAAGATATGGTAGAGTAAAAAAATGGTTAAACCAAGATACATCAATAATGAAGTAATTGTTCCTAAGCCAGGACCTAAACACCTTAAAGATGAATCTTACTTTATAGGACATGCACCTTACGAAGAAGAAACAACTGAAATTGAAATTGAAGTTGATGATGGTATTAAACAACCTCATTTAGATAACAGTGAAATAGAACCTTCGGAATGGTCAAATTTATTTAAAGATGAAAAAGATTAATTACAGATTCGGCGATGATATTTTTGGAGGAAGAATGAAAATCCAGACTGAAGTGGTTAGTGGAATATGTCCCAACTGTAATACCCCAGGAGTTTTAGTTTCTCTTTTTAAGAGACATTATCGTTGTGTCACCTGCGGTTCAGACCTAGAGCAAAAAGTCAATGGAGTCATTAGTTATATTCCTGCGGGAGATCCCAATACCAAAATGGTATTAGAAAAAGATGGCTAAAAGACCCTTATTCGGTGTCTCGAATTATCATAAAAGAACTCAAAAAAAGAGGCCTGGGCGTCATGCTAAACACTATTCCAAACGCATCCCTAGTCGCTCACAAAACAGAGGTCAGGGAAACTAACCTCCCCAGTCAAAGGTGTCGTCGTGTACTACGCAATTCGAATGGGAGAAGTTATCCATATAATTTACATATGTTACAATTAGCAACGATGCAATAAAAATGTTGTTAGGACTTGTTAATTGGTAATGTTTTGTAAAGAAATAATTAACTGATTGTAAAAGAAGTAAATCTCTCTGTCCGAAAGAATTCCAGCAGAGAGATATAGAGAGGTATGAATTACCTATTTATTATCACAATCTTGCCACAATTGTCAATAAGTTCTCACTACTCTACAATGATACTTGGTTCCCATCTGTCTCTCATTGACCTTTTTGAAGCCAATAGTTGCTAAAATTTTTTTAGATTGTGTATGAGCGTCCCTAGAACATTCATACCAGCTATCATATAAAACAGAAGCTTCCAAAGGAGGATAGCATTGACTTGTACCCCCTAAAAATGAGCACACCCATATTATTAAAACAAATTTCATTTGACAGCCTTTTGGTATTTCTATATATTATCCCACATTATATACACAGGAGATTTATGACAGATATAACTAAATATAAAAACGTAACACTTACTAAAGAAACATATAGTCACATTCAAACGCTGAGTAAAGAAGTATTTGATATTCCCATCAGTTTATCAAAAACAATTCAGTATTTGGCAGAAAAAGAAATAGGAAGAAATAGAAAGAAAAATTCCCATGGGAAGAGCAACAAATAGTTTTACAAGTTTAGTAGGTCGTACTTCAGAAATTAATGAGGATAGAGTAACTCTTCCTGAAAAAGATCTTTGGGTTGCCGTACTTTGTCGAGCCGTCTTGGACGCCTGCAAAGGTCCTCCTGATTTGGATATGAGCCGAGCTGCAAACATCACTCATAAAAATCATTATCATTTTGATCGCGATCAAGCGCGTCATTTCTTCATGGAAGGGGGTTCACACTATAGACTTATTTGTGAAATGGCTGGGCGCAATCCTGAATATGTTCAAGCAAAAATTAGAAAAGTAATTTTAAAAAAAAATGGTTGGAATGTAGATGTCCCTATCACTTCCCACTATCGACAAGGGCGTAAAAGAGGACCCAAGAAAAAACATTTAACAGGGAATTCTTACTATGCGGCAATGGGGAAAAAAGGCGGTAGACCAAGGATTTATAATGTCGTATAAAGCCATCTGTGATAACTGCAACGGCAATGGACATATTAATATCACCAACACCAAAGGTGTAACTGAATCCAAGCAGTGTTGGATATGTAATTCCGAAGGAGAAATAAAATATGAAGAAGATTTTATTAATAAGCTTATTCACGATCACCATCACAGGCTGCAGTGAGTTTGCCATGCTTATGAGTGGAAGTTCTTTGGCTGTGAGTCAGAATACTTATGTCAAAGCGTATAATGCTGTGGATTTTGGAGTGGTTATTACCACCAAGAAAGGAATTAAACAACACGCTTATGAAAAAGGAAAGAAATATATTGTTGATTGGACAAAAGCTAAAGCTTTGGGCATCACAACTAGACATTA